TCGTTACCTTTCCTGAGCTCAGGACCTATCTTTGGTATATGTGAATTGCTGCGTGATAGTGCGACCATCTCGAGCCCCGTTGCTAGTGTTGAGTTTTCTTCGTTGTTTATTTTTCCATCCTGGTCGTCAAATGTGCCGACACGGATGAGAGAGTAGTCCTCTGGATGTTCCCCGCAGGGATGTTTTTCATCCACGCAAATGTTTTGGAATTCACGCATGATTTCCCCGTCTGCGCGGGCGAATATTGGTCTCTGATAGCTACCGCTAGCGGTATCGAAGATCGAGTACATATTGAGTTTCATTAGAGTGTCCTCTTGTGTAGTCGCGCTCGCGCGCACGTGTAACGGTCGCGTAAGCGATCCGCTGTAAAGTCTGACTTATGGGCCTTATGAAAGATGGCTCGAAGTTTTTTGACTTCCTCGAGCATAGCTGGGTTTTCCGTAGATAGGATATTTTGATAATACCTCGGGACCTTGCGAATGATTCCTTCGCCTGGTACAGGGACTTCGTCGCTGGGGAAGATATCATCGGTATATTTTTCGTAGAATCCTGCGCCTATGCCGCAGGGTTTGTTTCGGCCCGTAGACATGCGTATGTATTCGGGGAGAATCCAATAGGCTTCGCCATTGTCATCGCATCGTAAATAATGCTCTTTGGCTCTTTCCCCGTTGACTTTTGTAAGTGAGTATTTTGCGCAGTATGCTGCTGTTTCGTAATTGAGTGCTTGAACGGTACTGAAGCCGAACGGCCACAGTACCTCAAGCGTTTTTGATGTGTAAGTGTAGATCCCTTGTTTGTCTTTGAACAAGATTTGATCTTTGAAAGACTGGTTGAATAAGCATACGTGGTAATGCGGGCGTTGGTTTTCGTCGCCGTATTCGCCGCAATAGAAATAGCGGACTTTATGTTTAACGGATTTCCGTAGGCGACGGATGAATTTTTGTACGTCATTGGGACGTAGTGAGTAATTGGCTGGGATATAGTGTCCATCTTTGAATTGTTTATCGGTGCATTGTCCTGGGTCACGGTAGGTGAGAGTAACAAAGCTATTGCCCTCGTGATCGAGATGCAAATGAGATTCGTGGACGATGCGTATTGCCCACATGATAGAGTGATCGAGCCGACAACCAAGGCACTGACCGCAAGCCACTTCCAGTGTTTGCGCAGTACCTGTTTGATTGAATGTAAGTCCGCCATTGTGTGGGTCTTTGTAGCCCTTTAACGGATAGAAACAGGCCATTAGAGCCTGTATCCACCTCGGGCTGTGAATGTTTGCCGGTTCTTAGGATGAGAGCCGGCATTACGCCGGAAATTCTTCCGGCTTTTTGATCTGCTGATTTTGTGTCTTCCGCGCATTTTCTCGCTGCGCTAGTCGGGGGAGTGGGCCGGGGGGTACTTTATGTTTGATTTTTACCCTGTTTTTGTTTTTGGCGACTGGTTGGGACCAGTGCGCCAGTACAGCATCTAGTATAGCTGTACTTTTACGTCGCCTCTGGCTCCGTTTTTGCCGCTGCCGCTGTTTCCTCCGGCACTGCCGGTGGTGGCTCCTCTGTCGCCTGTGCGCCCTGTGTGGGCGCTGGTGGATCGTCTGGCGGGGTTCTACCCGACAGATCGATATTTTGCCTTCCGGGCATAGCCAGCCCGGGGAGTCTTTTGCGAAGATCGTCGATATTCGCTGGGTCATTCACGTAATCGAAGAATTCCGCTGGTGACTGATTAAATTCCGTCCGTAGCTCGGATGGTAGTGCGTCGAATACTTCGCGCCCTTTTGTCATTTTCATGGTTTCCTCGAAGAAATCGTAGTCCGCGAAGTCTCCGTAACTACCTTGATATTTCTCGAGGTGTGACATTACTCCGGCCTTTTGCGCCCGGAATAATATCTTGTTTATGTCGGTTTCGTCCTTGAACGCCTGTTTAGTCCGACCGTCTGCGTATTTTGGTTGGATGAGCCGACCGTCTTTGTCGTGCTTTCCTGATGTTTTCATACTCATTTTATCGTCCCCTCATGTGCCAGCGGAGCTTCGCCACGCTGTCTCTCGGTGTCTCTGGTATGGCAAAGGTTCTAGCTTTGCCTTGTCTTCTCAATCTAGCTCGGCCTTGTATACGCTTAATAATTTGCTCGTTTGTGTTTTCCTCGATCGCGTTGTTGAAGTTATTGCCTAACCTAAGCGCTGCGAATGCCGATCCGCCAATCGGTCCCAGGACCGAATAGGCTTTCCATACATCGCCATGTGGTCCGCCGAATAGTGCTTCGCGATTTCTCGCCTCTATAGCTGCCATTACGGCGTTTGATGTCGCTGATTTTAGTAGTTGTTCATTGATTGCGGATTGCGTTCCGATCCGCTTTGTTTCTTGTACACCTTTTCCGGTGTTGGTGGCGCGTTCCGCGCCTTCGACTGCAGCCCCCCCGACAGATTTCATCTGGGCCATGTTGCCCGCCGGGGTGGATGCGTCGAATTGTCCGGCGAGTATTGGATTTAGGCCGCCTTTTTTTAAGTCGGCCATTCGCCGTTGTATTGCTGTGTTTGACATTCGCTCCTGGAAGTCGCGATTTCTTTGTGCCTCCCTCCGGTTGGCTTTGTTTGCTGACATTTGCCCGAAGGCGGAGAACGCTCCGCCTACGATTGCAGCGCCTACTACTGGAGCGACCACTAGAAGCGGTCTATCCCGCCTGGTACGCCATACAATGGCATTGGCCGGGCTGCTTTTATTTCATGGAAGAAGTCCGCAAAGAATTGCGGTTCTGTTGGTACGGCGATAGCTCTATCGAGCGGTACGCCGGTATTTGCCTGGATGAATGTATTCCCCAGCGCCGGTAACGAGCCGAAGTCTTCCGACAGATGCCAGGAGGCCAGTGTTCCGGCTGCGTCCGGTCGCATGAGCGACGTCAGTTTGGAGTTCAGATAACGATATTCGGCGAATCTTTCTTGATAACCGAAAACGAGATTATCTGTTGCGGGAGTGCCCGTCCCGGTTAGAAAGATTTCCTTATTGAGAACACTTTGTTCCCCGATTCCTTGCAGAATCGGATAATAGAACTCGAACCGGGTTGATTTTGACCAATAACGGTCTACCCCTTGAGAGTAGGTGATGTCACCCCGGATATTTCCGAGGATGATTACGACCCCGTGTTCTACGAACGATTTTGTCCACGAGTGCGTGCCGCTTACGGTGCCGTTTGCCGCCAGATTACCGACCTTGTCGTTTTCTGTTGGCGTTGTTTGTGCATTGACCTGTGCGACAGGCGACAGACTTATAGTACTCGAGCCTCCCCCAAGAAATTCGGAGCGTTGAAGTCTGAAATCGGGTGACACGACTTGCCAATGTGACTTGAGCAGTTCCACGTACCGGGTGCCACTTCTGGCATCCCGCTCGAGTACTCGTTGAGTTTGAAAGGCAAGCCTGATGTCGTTGATTGTTGGTGCGAGAGCGGATGATAGGTCCGCTCTGATGTTTGGGAAACCGAGATTTGTCGGATCTTCCTCGAAGTAAATCTGATTGGCTGTATCTGGATCCATCCGCTTCAAGTAAGCGGTGGTTCCGCTGCCATCGGTTTCTCTTGCGTTGATAGGTGAGTTTGCTGTTGCGCTGGTATTGAATCCTATACCAGTGATTGGCGCGGATGTGCCCAGTGGCATGCTAACCGCGCTGCCTTTTTGCGGCCATGGGAGGCACGAGCAAAAATAGTCCTTGCGCTTACCGCGCTTTACGACTTCGGCATTTGTTGCCGAATCGATTGTGTCTGGACCGTTCCCGGTCTGCAGAGTGATTGAGTCTTGAAGGTTCTCATCTCGGAACCATTCGTTAAATATTTTTATGTAAGCCCGGAACGGCAAAGCCGATACCGGGGTGTCGTTTGGTATTGCGCCCGTCGGTAGGGTGAAGTAATCCCATAGTTTACCGACTGCGGTGTGTGTCCCCACTGCCGATGACATGATCGGTATTGTGAAGTCAATGTCATCCGCGGGATCGTCTCGAGCGCCGTGGAATTTTTCATGGTTGACCCATATTGTGCGGTAGGGCACGAAGAACGCAAATGTCTCAAAATGCAAGTTGTCAAGAATCGGCCTCAGCATAGTATTGAGACGAAGGAAGAAAGACGTTTTGCAGGAGAATGTATCTCCCGGAATAATGTCTATTGGTTGACAGATTGGATATAGGAAATCCGCATCTATCGTCGTCTTGTGAGAATGCGATAGATTGAAGGAGCTTCTCGGAACTCCTTGTGTTGGTACTTGTGAGAATTCGTGTTGTGATCTCATGAT